TCACCAGGTTTGGATGACGCGCGCTCGTTGCAAACGCACCGGCAGCGTATGCCCGATCAGGCACATCTGATCCAGCGCAAATAGCACCACCGATTCCATTCCCTCTTGTGCGGCCAGGCGCACCTCCCTCCGCCACGCCGTCTTTCGTCCCCCAATCCCCACCAAGTGGCTCCTGTTGCTTTTCGAGAACCCCAGCTCTCGTCCAAACGCGATGCTCTTTTTGCTCTTCGTTAGGTCCCTTCCCGCCGTATAGGTAAAGCTTTCCGTTTTCAGGCTGTCAAGCTTCGTAGGCGTCCAATACTCAGCCGCAAAGTTGATCGCACGGTTCAGCGAAGGCTCATTCACATCGGTCGGGTACAAAACCTCAAACCGGCAATCCGCAACGTTGCTCTGCACGTAAGTTCTCACATTTTCAGTGAATTCCCCTAATAACTGGCGCAATAACAAAACCTCTTCCTGATACTCCGAAGGATCCTCATCTGGACCCGGAATCACTCGCATCGGCCGTCCATACGCCTCCTGGAACCGCGCCTGCGTGTATTCATCATAGAAGGGCATCCCCGACCCATCGGATGGGAAGTACCACCATTGCACCTCACCGAACTGAAGGTACGGCCTCAATCCGACCGACGCCATCAGTTCCGCCATCTCCCGGTACACCTCCCGCCAGAACCCTACGCTGGCCGGAGAGAAATTCGTCTGTAACGCCGGAGTGCTCAACCAGACCGCATTTCCGCTGGGATACCGCTGCGCCAGTCCAGCCTCAGCGGATGCGTCCCCATGCTGCAATTCCATGCTGAAGGCCGCCACGACCTCCAGCCCCAGCGCTTTCAACGCACGGAAATAGCTTGCCGACCAGTCCCTAGCCGCCCGGTTGATCCGCGGCGTCGCCCCTGTGTCGGTGCACCAGACACCATCCTGCCCACCTGTCAGCGTTGCGCTTGCCACAACTACCCGGAAATCCCCGCTAACTGGACTCGCCGTCAGGGTGATCCGGTTCCCGTCCGAACCCATGCTTCGGGAAATCACCCGCAGGCGGGCGCCGTCCACTTCCGCACGAACCGCCGTGAATCCCCCGTTAATCTGAAGCTCGAACGCCCGCGCAACCGTTTCCGCAGTGTCGCCCACATGCACCAGGTGCGTCAAAACCGATTGTGCCTCGTCCGGCAGCCCTACCTGCCCAATACGCAGTTCCACAATCTCGTTGGGTTCCGGATCGCCCACAAACTCGATTTCTACACTTGCATAACTGTGCCCCTTGCGCTCGAGCTCATAGAACCACATGGCTCCCACATAGTGATTCACCCTCCCCTNGCAGCCAAGACTGTGAATCATCCATGCCGTCCGCTCTGGGGCTAAAGCCAGCGAATGGTCCGTGTCCCAGTCGGTCGCCAATGATAGCACCGCGCTGCTGCATAGCTCCGGCAAACATTCAGATGGCTTCGCCAGCTCCAGATAATCGAAGTACACCACCTCACCATCGTTCCCGCAATGAGTCAGCTCAACCTGATGGCTTCCTAGTTGCACACTTCCCACCGGGATTCTTACCAGGGCGTCCTCACCCATCCTCTGGCAGTCGTAGACCGTCCTTAGCGCCCCATCTACAGACACAGCCAGCCTCCCACCTTCCGGCACCATCCGGCTTCCCACAAACAAGGTGACTTCCTCGTCTGCTTTCAAATCGACCGTCGCCGTTGCATTCGGCTGGGTGCACCAATGGATCGTGCCACCAGAGTAATTGCCGTCCTCCTCGGTCCACGATCCTGTGTATTTCACCGTAGGCGAGTCATCTTCCACCCGCCTGCTTCCTGGCCCGGCGACCCGATACTGTCGCCGTTCGCCTGTCACCGTCCAGTTCGTAACCGTAACCCGGAACTCCCCTCGCTGGTGCTCCCCCACTCCCATATCGGCGGCATAGGTCCACCGCATTTTTCGAATCGCGTTCGTCGGTATTCGCTGGCCTTCGACATCTACGAGATTCGAGAAATCCAACTCGATCTTCCATAGGCTTGGTGATTGCCCACCTTCAAACCTTCTCCACCAGCAGGTCCAGCTTTCCGTTTTCGCCCCGCTAACGTATGCATACGCGCCAAAACGGTTCCCGTTGTGCCCTGATCGGTTCGGATCTTCATGCCCCCCTGAGTATGTTAGCCGGATTGTATTTCCGCTCCTTGCAGCGACGACGACGTTGGAAAACGCCCCGATGCTGTCCGCTATGGCTTGGACAATCGTTTCCAACGTGTCGCCCTCCAGTACGCGGTACGTGTGATGTTCACCCTGCCAGGCGATTCCCACATAATCTCCGGCCGTCGGGCTGCCTGATAGCTCAAAGTCCGCCGTGGCTGCGCTGTAACTTCCCTCAATCGGGGTTGCATGGTCCAGCAGCCGCACGCGGTACAATCGCTCCTCCCCGTTTTGCTCAGCCCATACTCTCAAGTAAGGCCAGTCCACGGTGGGATACAGAGTAGAGTCCATCGGAATGCAGTTTACCCGCTGCTCGCAGTAACTCAGCTTCAGTCCGCTGAAATCCCCATCCGGCAGATAACGAAACCATGGGTGCTCAAACACGTTATCCCGGTTCCACTCAATCACCGCCCAATCAAACTGCTGCCTCCAGCATCCGGAGACCGTAAACCCATTAGCGCTTGCGTCGCTCAATGCCGCGACTGCCGACGGGCGCTGAAAGTAACACTGTAAGTCCCGGTCGGGTCTTAGTTTTTCTAATATCTCCCCCATTCACTCCGCCTAAAAACGCATAACCACACATAAATCCCGTCCCGGCGAGGTTCCCGCACCTTGCGGCGCTGCGACGACTTGCACATGAACTTGAGCGCTTTCCTCCAGCGCCGGCTTCCCAAAACCACTAACAGAATTCGATACCTTCGCCCCCTCCGGAATCGCGAGCATACAATACTCCTCTCCATTCACCATCACCCGCACCAGAATTTCTCCACCTTGCGGCGCCTCCTGCACAAACGCGTAAACGTCCCGCACCGCGGTTTTCGCTTCGATCGCTACTGGCGAAGTCGCCTCGTCGTCTACCGCCACCCACCCCTCCACCTGCCACAATAGCTGTCCCCCGCATCCCGTCCTTAATCCCGATTCCTCCGTGTGACAATAGGACCGCTGCGTCGCCGGGCTGTCCCCGCGTACATTCGTTACATAGAATTCTGCCGCCGCCACACGTGCGTTTGGAAGCCGCACCGTCGCCGTATAGCTACCCGAAGAAGGGCTTCCCCAAAAACCCTTCGGAAATGGCAGTACGCTCACTTTCCTTTCCAGTCGGTACACCAGCGTCCCGGCTGCATGGCTGATCGCCTCCGTTCCGTGCGACCCGCGCCATACCCTTACTGCCCCCTCGCTAGTTCGCTCGCGAACCAGCATCAGCTCCCGGTCCACCTGTATCAGATCCCCAGCTCCTAACGCGCCGCCGCTAACCCTTAGCCATTCGTCGTCGCCGCTGACAGCCGCCTCCAAACTTTGAGTAGCCCCACCATTCAACTCATTCCAAAACCACAACGTCAATGTGCCGCTCGTTACGCTTCTCGTGTTGCTCAGTTCCGGGAATCCAATCCCGCCGATTTCAAGATTTCCCCTTCCCGCCAAGGCGAGGCCAAACGTCGGAGCAGGAGGAGCGTCCTTGTCCTGATCCGCTCCCAGCGCGCCTCCTATCCGCCATCGCGCAAAGGGCGACAATTCCAAACCGCACTCCTCATCCCATACGTTCGCAGACCGCCCTATGATCTCCACAACCGCATCTGCGCGGTTCGGCGTTTCAAACTCCGCTGCTTCACCTTGCGTCATAGCCCCAAATATCCAGGCGGCGTCTGCGACTACGAACCAGCTTGTGGCGTCCGGCTCCTCATCCCATGGGACCGTCACCGTCAGCTCTTTTTCCGTATTGCTTCGTACGATCCGCTCTTGGCCTGCGCCCTTTCCGCGGGTGATCCGCACCGCTCGTCCGGCATGCTCACCGGGAACCATCTCGAGAATTTCACTTCCAATTTGGTTTGGGCCAAAAACGCTGGCCGCCGTTTCCGGCAATCTCTCCAAGCGCCAATAAAAGTTCGCGTGGTCATAATTCGGATCCGGAGGCCCAACCGGCATCGCCAGCTCTCCACGATCCATGAATTCCGTCGCCACCGGGGCGTTTGCCGCAACTCGCAGCACTCGTAATGGATCTGCCCCACGGTACACATGAAAGGAGGCAGTCTCCGGCCCGAACTTCAGCCCTTTGAGTCTTACCCCGCACTCGCCCGCAGACTCCGGAATCTCCACGCGTACGAAAAACGAAAGTCGCCCTTCGCGCCCCGCTGCATCTACACCACTCAGTGCATAGTAATATGTGTGTCCAGCCGCTAGCGTCCCTTCCCCTGGAACCACGTCCGCATCCAGGCTCAACGTGGGACAGCCCGCTGCCGAAACCGCCGGCCGCTCTGGCGGGCGAAAACGAACCCTGAGCGTTACCCGCCCTGTTCCATCCGTGTTCTGCGAGGTTCGCTCCTCAATTTCCAAAGCCGTTCCGCCTGCCCCATCTGAGATGGCGCCAACTAAGGGCCGGGGAATTCTCGCGCCCCTGAAATCCTCGCCCCGAGCATTCTGTACCCCTTCAGCTCCCCGACTGTACCACTGGTCGTCATGCGCTTGCGCCGTCACCGTCAACGTCTCGTAATTTACGTCCGGCGCGGTGCGAATCACACGGAATGGCTTCCGCTCCCAGCCTTCTTTTCCGTAGGTCACCGTGATCAGATCGCCTGGCTTTAACCCGTATCCCCGCACGCTGGTCGCGAAATCGATGTACAGGTTTCCCCGCAACTGCCTGTTCAGCGCTGTACGACACAATTCTGCCCCTTGGTACGCATTGGGGATACCCAATGCCAGAAACGGGGCCGTAATCTCAGCCCCCGTGGCTTCCACATCGTCCTGATCGGTAACCAACAAGCTATCTTGCCGGTATCCGTTGAGTTCGTTTTGAAATTCCACCGTGAGCCGATTCGGCGTGTCCGCCACGCTCCTCGACCAGATTCGCATCCTCGGCGCGCCGTCTTCGCTCAGTAGAATCCCCGAAAACCCTCCTTGGCCGTCACCAAACTCGTAAGCCGGCCACCCGCCGTTGTATGGTTGCGCCGCGTTGCTGTTCGGCGGTTTCTCCGGCTGCTGCTGTGCAAAGGTCCCCTCCACACCCAACCTCAGTCGCCCTTCCTCACCGTAGCTCAGATAAAGCCCCGCACCGTTTCGAATCCCTCGGATCAAATCCGCCGCGCTGCGTCGTTTGTCGATCACCAGATTGGTCCGCCGCCGTTTGATTCGTAACGTCTCGCCACTTTCGCCCGCAACCTCTACGTCTTCGTCGCAATACGCCGCTGCCTGCGCAAAACTCTTAAGATCTATTTCATCCGTATGCCAGCCGCATCTTCGCAGAAGATCCAGAATTACCCACGCCGGATTGGCCGTGAATCCGTAGCCCGCGTAATCCCCGTCTGTAGTCCACTGATCCAGTTTCACGCCTTCCACCAACGCCTGAATCTGCGGTACGCTCTTGCCATCCGATATCCGGTTTGGCAGCACAATCGACAACACGGCCACACTCCCATGCGGATCCCCAACCGGCCTCCCCTCTCCATCTACAAAGTCAAGGTTAAAGGCGCCCTCCCTCCCGCCGGTGCTCACCACGTTGTACCAACCTGTGCCTGTCATATTCGCGCCTGCCTGTCCTGCCGGAATCTCGATGTCATTGGCTACTACTCTCAGCACACGATGGATTTCTCCCAGTCCGATCACAGCTTCCACATGTGTGAGGTTCCCGTCATTCCGCGCAAAGACCACCCGCGGCTGGCACCAGGCCGTCCCATAAATCAGTGGAACTACATCGCTATATCGCGCTTCGTTCGTCAGGACTTGCGCCGCCCGGTAGCCCTTTTCCCCATATCCGCGTACCAGGTAGCTCGGCGGTACAAACTCGCATCCCCCAAACCTCGCCGTAACCCGTCCCGCTTGATCCCGGTCAAACATCCCCCGCTGCTGGCACGCCGCTCGGGTTCCGGCGCAACTCGTGAACGGAGCGTCTCCGTCCAAATTCCCCACTCCACCCTCAACATCCGGTGAGTAGCCGCACCTGTAAAAGCGCCCGTAGCGCCCCCTCCCGCCTCCCGTTAGCGCTGCTTCCCGCTCCTCCCGCGACCGCGGAAACATCCATGGACACTTCGCTTCAATCTGAACATCCGGCAGGCTCATCCGTTGCGGACTCAAGCGATTCGAAAAACTCACCCGGAATGTCGACTCCGTGATTTCCTCCGGTGCGTTTCCCGTGCCCAAAAACACAACCTGCGCCTCCGAAACCGCGGTTTGCTCTTTCAAATGGAAAAACAAAAACCGCACTCGCAGNTTTGCCCCTTTGAATCCGTGCTGCCGCTCCACTTGCGAAAGATACGAATCGGCGTTTGCCAGAGTTAGCGACACCCGCGCCGCTGCATCCAGCCCCTCTTCAGAATAAGAGCGGAATTCAAAAATGTTATGTTTTAGCACCCGTCCTTCATACCGCTTTCCCTCAAACTCCACTGTGTGGGTGCTCCATTGTTCCTCGACGCCGTCCGTGAAACGCACTTCGAACAGCAACAGCGGAGTCTCCAGCGTTTCTTGCTCTTTCCACTCGAATATGCTCGGCATNTCCCTACCTCAACCGTTCGCCGCCACCCAAAGCGTCACTGTGTAGCTATCCACATCCTCCGCTGTTACCGCTAGTTCATCCGAGTCCAGACGCGCCTGCGCATATACCCCGCTTTCAGCTAGCGTCTTCCGGTACCCCGAAGGCGCCCACTGACATTCCACCTGCGTCCCCGCCACCTCAACTTCCCCGCCTGCCCCCAGCGCCAATCCAAAACACACCCCTTCTTCCCCTTCGCGCGGCTCATGTAACGCCACATACCGCCGCCACTCGGACCCCACGACCACCGGCGTCACAACTTCATCCGCCCCAACTTTCACCAGCAGCGCTATCTCTCCNCCGCTGCTGCTCCGCAAGTATGTGCTATAGCAGTAGGGCAACCCCGCCGGACAGCCCGTCGCTTGCTGGATCCTTTGTTCCGCTGCTCCCAAATTCCGCAGCCGGTTCGCAACCCCTGTTCCCGTCGGTCCNGCGCCTGCCTGTGTCNCCTCGATCTGAGGATCCTTTTCCCACACGTCCGCCAGGAAATCCTCGCTGTATCGCAAGAGATTGGCCGCCGGATCCACAAAGACGAAACTCTGAAAAGCCCCCTCCTGCTGGATAAAAAAACTGCGCAACGCTTCACATTCGGCTAAGGTAAGCCCCGAGTACTGTAACTCCCAACGCGTGCGGACGGCTCCCTTCTGGATAAGTTTGATCCATTCTCCCCCCGGCATTTCGTTCCGAATCGTCCGGTGCCTCCGCATCTTCGAAAATGGAAATTGCACTGCTGCTCCGCTTCCCAGCACTGGTATGTGTCGCATCGCCCCTCTAGTTCTCCCGGATCACAAGCGTAGCCGCTGCCGCACCTTCCCGCATGTACCGCACNTAACATTGGTCTTCTTCAAAACTGCAACTCGGGTAGCGGATACCCGTGTCCGGATCTGTAAACGCGAATTCTCCCGCGCAACCCTGCTGCGCCTCGAAAAATGCCAGGACCTCCGCCGCTTCTTGCTCGTCCAGCCTGTCCAGTTGGATCGTCCACCGCCGCTTCCCTGTTCCCCGTTGCCGGAACCGCTGCTCGCCGCCCCCTAGAAACCTCAGAATACGCGTGCGGTACCCTAGCGTCATGCGCACCGGGTATTGGACCGCCACCCCTGTCTTGAGCCTCGGAAATTCACTCATCGGTTAGCTTTCCCTCAAAACGTCCATGACGGGGTGTGACCGCAGCAAGGCTTCTCGAAGCGCGTCTGCAATTGCGTCGCTGTGGTCTAAAAATGACCGGCTATCGACCGCTTGCACGTTCACCTGGATTGCGGGAGCCGGCATCGGCGGCCCCGCCGGCGCTCCGGTCATTGCCTCCCTCATCTCTTGCCCCGCGGTTGCTCCATACGTCANNTCATACCGGATGGGCCTTGGCGCAATATAGGGAGTCAGTGGNGGCAGCTCAACCGCTCCTCCGCCAAACAGCTTGGCTATCCCCGAGATGATCGGCGAAATCGGAGACATCTTCGCCAGAGGTGATAAGATCTGCCCTACGACGCTCCCCGCGCCACCCTGCCTCCCCTGAGCCGCAGTGTTTTCTTCCAGTGCTTTAGTATTCCTCAACAACCCGTCTACTTGCGTCTCCGCAGTGAGGCGCAGTTGGTCTAGCTCGCCTGTCAGCCTCGATATCTGCTCTAGAAGATCCGCCGGCGCGCCGNTTCCGCCTGCATACCCAATCCCCGGAGTGTACAAGCTTTCCACGCCGCCTCCCTCGCCACCCGTCTTCACAGAGCCGCCGCCCGTCTCCTCCTCGCCGCGGGCTCTTTCTTGCCCCGCTCCTGCCAGCACTTTCATCACTTCTTGCAAAACTTCATCCGTCTCCACGTTCACCTTCCCGTCTCAGTTCCACTTCGAGCGCTAGGATCGCATCCACTGACCTCGCAGGTAGCCCATACAACTCCCGGCGGCCTCCGACCCTCCACACGAAGTATTCCTCCAGCAGCGTCAGGCTTTCCCCAGTGATGTAACTCTTCGGACACTCCCAAATCGAATACCCCGCGCGACTCCATACAGGCGCCCCTACCCGCCTTTCCGCGTTTAGCCACCCACATCCCCTCCTTTTTTCCAGGCCGGATTTCCGGCACTCGTCGCACTTCCACCCGGCCTGGTTTCCACGCTGAAAATGGAAGGCGACAATTAGTTTTTTCGTTCTTCCTCGCTCAAAAAGCACTCTTTCTTAATCGCTTGCAAAATCTCCCGCGTCAGCTCTTCCGGCCCTTTTTCAACCAGCGCCTCCGGCGTAGCCGGTTCCCCATCGATCCACAGCCCTTCTAACGAATCCAGCCCCCATTCCAGATATGCCCTGTCAACTTCTGCGCTCACGATCGCTGACTCCACTTTGCTCGCCAGATCCTCTCCTGCTTGGAGATATTCCAAGCGCCGGTCGATGGCGCGGATCTTTCGAGCCAGTTCGAGCCGCCGCCCGAATGACATCCTCCGAATGCGAAACCTTACTCCTGGCAAACTGTCCGACTCGAACTCTCGTGTGCTCTCATGCGTCCGGCTCTCAGCCAAAGGCCACGAAAATTTCATCGTCTATCACTCCCTGCGCCCGGCAATTTTTGAAATGCCACTCTAATCGCCGCCCGCCATCGTCGTACTCTGGCGGCTCCGGGATCAGGCTTTTCAGATACACTCCGCAGAGCTGCCCTGCTTGCTGCCCCAGTTGGAGCGTTGCCGAAATCGGCGAACGTTGTCGCGCTGCTTGGTGCAACGTCTGGGTCGCTTCATCCGTTAGGGCATACAAGCTCACGCTCGCCTTCACGCTCCTCCGCCCTGGGTTGATCCCTTTCGCCACAGCCGCCCCAAATTCCCGGTCCCTCAACTCCACGTCGTTGTCCACCTCAATCTCGGCTTCCGTTACGGTGAAAAACGGTTCGCTCCCGGGCCCCAACCAGATTTGCCCGAGATTTCCTGGCACAACGCTAAAGTTTCCAACCGCCAATTCGGGTTCCCCGGGAAAAGCCGTCAGATCGCCTTCTCCACTTGTAAAGCTCGCGCTGTCGATCACATCTGCCGCTGGCCCGCTAAACTCGAATTCGTGAAAGTCCCCGTTCACCCGGATGCGCAGCCTATCAACCGCNGCTCCAGCCACAATTCGATGTATCGCCTCCGCCGGATCCCAGTAGTCAAAAATACTCACCGATGGCAATTCCCTCGCCAACGGATATGTCACCGTCGCTCCCAGTTGTGCGCCTTCCGGCGCGATCGTAAAAGGCGCCGATAATTGCACTGTTTGCGCATCCACCACTCCCGCAACGAACCGGATTTCCCCATTCACCGTAACCGCCTGCCCCGGCGACAACCCGTGGGGAGCGTTGAATACGATCCGGCTGTTCGTCGTCCCGTTTGCCGCCACTCCTCCTGGCCAGTGCATCGGCGCTCCGCCTAGCCCGGCTCGGAAAAACGGCCCATAGCCCGGCTCGCTTCCGTCGCTCGCCCAGCTCGTCATGTAAGTGCGTACACTGTACTCAGCTCGCCGCCGCAATCCGCCCGGCAATCCTGAGAATGTCCGGCTCCCCGATTTGTCCTTGCGCTCACGCTGCTCAAACCACTGCCGCGCCGCGAGCTTCACCCCCGGAAACCGGTTCGCCGCCGTGACTGCGCCCACGCGCCCGTACGCCGGCTCCACTCCTACATAAAACCGGTTGCCGCTGCTTGAGATATATGTGCCCACTCTCCTGTGCCTCTCTTTCTGCCGCTATGCAGCCACGCTCACCTCGAACGCCACCTTCGCTGTTTGGACGAAATTTCGTCCCCCGGTTCTCGTAGCTCCAAACGTGATTTCGTATCCGCCGCCGTAGTAAAACCCATCCCCCCAGTCCCCCCGGTTGTGATCTAGAACCTCCGCCAGCGCGTCTGCCAACCACCGCGCCTCCCTCTCCGCCGACGCCAACCGTTCGCTGGAACAGCGTGCTTCCACCCCAATGCGCACCGTGCCGGAAAACCTCCGGAATTTTTCCCGCATCCCGTTGATGACCCGCTCGCAATTCACCTGAAGGTAGGGATACCGTACCCTGCCCTGTGCCTCCAGCAGCTCCACACTCGCAGCCGTCGCCATCACTTGTCCGCTTTCAAGCGTGGGTGGCGTTTCCCCCTCTTCCCGCGCTATCCGTTCTAACGCGGGCCCTAGGCCCTCCTCCGCTGCCAAAATGTCCACCGCTTTCTGAATCGCAATGCTTGCCACCCGGCTCATGGTCACCCCCTCCTCAGGCGGTACGTTTCCCGAACCCAGCGTTCCACGGGCTGTCCCGTTCCCGGAGATCTCCCCGCTACGGGCCCCTCACTGCCCAGCAGCCATGTCTCTGTCAAGCCCATCGGGCTGGAATTCTGAAGCTGCAAAGCTTCCGGCGTCCACCCCGCGTACAGATTCCACCCTGTGGCCCCCGCTGGAGCCCCTCCCACCTGGACTTCGTACACCTGGTTTCCATCCCCCTCCACAGCTACAACCTCGCTCACTGCCCCTTCTTCCCCTCGCGCGTTGACCCAACTTGCCCCTACATAAATGCTTCCCCGAAAGCCGGCGCCCGCAATTCCCTTCACCACGGGAGCGCCTCCAGCGCACAACGGCTCAGACACTACGCCCACACCAGCCCGGTAGAGTTTACGTAGAGCTTGCGCGTATAACGCCTCGTACATCTGACGGCGCCGCTCGTATCTCTCTGCGCCCTCACCGCCACTCGCGTCCCGGTACGCGAGCGCAAGCGCTTTCAAACATACGCAACGCTTCACTTGCCCCGTGGCTACCACTTGGCTCAGGCTTACCTCTTCGCCGTCGCCCGCATTCCTCCGTAGGAAGCCCTCAATCTCCCACCCCAGTTCTTCCCATGCCGCCCGCAGCTTCGCCCCCAAGTCGATCTCCGCTGCCTTCGCAAGTTCGAGAATTCCGTTCTCGTAACTCGCTAAGTCCACAAGATCAGCGACCTTGTCGTCAATATAGAGCGCCATCTCCTGTGCCCCGCTTCTTCACTTTCTCGTTTGCGAACTTTGAATCAGTTCTAAATCCTTGTCCGAAATTACACGCAACCGTAGCTTGCCTCCGAGCTCCTCTTCTTCCCTTNGCTGCCGCTCCAAAGCCTGCTTCTNTCGAAATTCTTGCGCCTCCCTCTCCGAGGCCAACCGCGCCTTGCCTTCCACAATCAGGCGCGCCGCCAGCGCTCGCGGCGCTTCCGTGAATACGTCCGCTTGCCCTCCATCAGGAGTCTTGAGACTCACGATCACCGGATATTCTTCGGCAATCTCTCGCTCCATGCTCCGGATTCGCCCATAGTACTTCTGTAGGTCCATCTCCTTCTCCTTGCCTCGTCATAAAAAAACGGCGCAGCGGTCTTTCCCGCTGCGCCTGCATTCAGTCGCTGCCTCGCGTATCGCCGCGTTAGCTGTTCACCTGCACGCCAAAGTTGTTGCGCAACACGCCGCACCCGTATAGCACATCCACCGTGAACTGCTGCGACAAGGTGTTGGGCTGGTAGCTCATCACCACTCGCATTCCGAAGTTGCCCATTTCCGCGTATTCTGCAATCGCCCCCGTCCCCGGTAGCGGCTGCGGCAAACGCCGAATCGCCAGACCGATGGCGTCTTTGGCAAACGCCAGATTGTGAGTCGTCGTCGGCGTCGATCCCGTCTTGGCCACAAACTGCGAACGGAAGACGTAAAAATCTTTGATCTTTCCAATCGATCCGTCGATCAAAGTCCGCAGACCCGCTTCCCCGGCTGTCCGGTATTCGCTGAACCTCGGAATCTGCCGCAACTGCGAGTAGGCTGTTCCATCTACCACCAAGTACTTCTGCGCGCTCGCCGGAACCTTAGCTTGGAATAGCGCCGTCTCAGCACGGTCCACCACATCCTCCGTCAGCGCCGTCCCAGCAGTGCCCACCGGAGCGTTGGCCGTGAATTGCGCGTACAGCCCTAGCAAATCCGCCTCAATCCTCTCCGCCAGAGCCACAAGCGCCGGCTGCATGTACAACTTCAAGAGATCCGGAACAGCCAGAATCTTAGTTACGTCCGGAATCTGAAACGTCGCCTCCGCATGGGTGTTCAGTACGATCTGCGCGTTCCCCACATTCGGATTTTGCGTTTGTACCGTTCCGCCCTCTGCTAGGTTATTCGCCACAAGCGTCGGGGGAATAGGCACGTTTACCGTATCCCCAGCTTGCGCCAGTGTCGGTTCGAAATCGCGATTCACTAGGTTCCCCATCACCAGGTTCCCCATGAGAGCCGGGAGGGCATCCGCCGCTACCAGTTTGACGATCGCATTCGCTAGATTTGCCGATGTTATCGCTGGCATACCTTCTTCTTGTTCCTCTCCTTCCTTCTTCCTTGCTTTCGCTGTTTACAAGCCCCGCAATGCCTGTGAAGCTACGCGCGCGATTTCTTCCCGCACCCGCGCGAGATCTTCAGCCGGCATTCCCGGCTTGATCTTGTCAATGTCCACCGGCGCCGCTGTCCCGCTCTTTCCCGTCGGAGCCGCGCCGGAACCCCCAGCTACCCGCGCTGGAAGCAACTCCGGGTTTTCGTGCACGAATCGGCGCAAATACTCTTTCATCCCCACCTCGCCTTCCTCCGTGGCCGCTACGAGACGCCCATCCTCCGCCCGCCGGATCTCGTCCTTCACCGCCTTGTAGGCTAAGTCCACCTTCATGACCCCCAGCCGTTGAAGCTCGCTCCGGATGAGATTGCTCCGCTCCATCTCCTCTGCGAGCGCCCGGTTCCTCTGGTTCTCTTCAATCAACTGCCGCACCGTCGCTTCCAGGCTCTCTCGTCGTTTCCTTTCCTCCGCTAGTTCGGCTTTGTACGCCGGTTCCGCCTTGGACCTTTCCAGGCTTACAAACTCCGAAATGGCTTCCCGGATCAGCCCGCGTAAGTCAAAACCACCGTGCGCCGCCTTCCCGCCTTCGTCAATCTTCTTGTCTTCGTCCATGCTGTCCCTTCTCCTTCAGTTCTTTCCATTCCCGTCTTCGATCTCTTTCGCAATCCGGTCTTTGACCTCTTGCCGGACGTCGCACAGGTACTTCGCCGCCAGCCGTTTCAGAACCTCTTTTCTCAACGTCGGCGAATCCACCCCTAACGCCAGCAGTTTCGTCGCATCCTCCAGCTCGCTGCTAAAGTCCCCAATATCGAACTCATCTAGCCCCGCCACACCCACCGTCAGCCCGTCGCCGCGCGCGTCGTTCACCGCCCGCAGCGTCCGCCGCATCGCATCTTTCACCCCGTCGCCGTAAGCCCGTAGAATCTCTTGCGTGATCGCGTAATCTCTTTGCTTGCTCAGCCCCGACAGCGCCATGCCTCCACTCATCGGCCCTCCCGCTTGGCTTAGCAAGTAGCACACCCGGTAAATCTCGTTCTTTAGCCTCTCTAGGTTCTCTGCGGCTATTTGGTAAACCTTCCCTTCTGGCTCCGTCCATCCGAACCGGTCTTCCGGTCCAAGATGGATGTAATAAGACTCTCCCACCACTTGCTCCCATTCGCGTTCGGTGTAAATCACCGGCATCGCAAATAACCCCATGGTGAGCGCCCACGATAGTGCGTTCGACTTGTTGAAGTGCTCCAACTGAAGCAGCGCGGCCTTGTTCATCAGCCATAAGCCTTCTGCCGCCCGCAGCTCCACCAGCGGCAGCCGCCCGAATCCCGCCATCGCATGCGGCCCCCTGTCCACTACCTCAACCGACTCTCCGCGCTGCCGGTANATCTGAAATTCCTCCCGGTCGTACCGTACCCACCAACCCCCTCNGTCTTCCTCGCCCCGCGCCGGCTCCTGAACGCGCACTACCGCCCATAGCAGACTTCCCCGCTCATCTACCTCCCAGTTCACAATGTCTTCTGCCGTGTACCCCACCAGGTACGCTCGCGACAGCCCCATTTCGTCTTCTGCCGCACGGCTCCCCACCCTTGCCCCGTAGCGCGGAAAGTCAATCAACACGTAGCTTGCGCCGTAAACCAGCATCTCCGTGAAGCGTTTCCGGAAAAAATCGCTCAGCGCCGTCCCTTTCAGGTCNCAGTCCTCCGTGAACTCGCTGAAAAAAGCCCGCCCGCGGCTGTTTTCTCCCTCGAACGACAAAATCGGTTCCCTCCGAAACAGCGTCGCCGCATACCAGTCGATGATCGAGCCAATGTAGTTCTCATAGAACACCCTCTCGAGCCGCTCCCCGTATACCTCCAGCGGCTCTTTGTGCCGCCTGTGCAAATACAGCGGCGCGTTCGCTTTCAGCTCTTCGCCCCCGGCATATAGATGTCGGTACATCCTCCACATCGCTTTCTTCGCGCGGTATTCCGGATGTTCTTGAATCACTTCTGTCCCCGCTCTCACCTTCCGTTCTCCTAATCAGCAAAACGGGGACAGAAGCCCGCGCCCTCCTGCGCGCTCCTGCCCCCTTCTCCTTCCCATCTCGGTTTACAGCAGCCGTTCCCCTCGCTCNCCTACGGTTTCTTTCCGCCCGAACTCGCGCCACACCAGATACCCCAGCGCGTCGGACAANTGCGTGCGCCTCTCGTCCCGTTCCTTGTCCACAATCCGGCTGCCATCCTTATACAGAACCTCTTCAAAATCCTTAATCAGCTCTCTGCATTTGGGATGCACAAACAGCCGTACCCCTCCGCTGGCGTCTTCCAGCATCGCGTTCATCAGGTTCACCCGGTCTTTCACCGCTGGATTCCTGCGCATCGCCTGAAACTCCACCCTCGGATACCCAGCCCGCAGCAACTGCCGCTTTACCACCCGGTAGTCGCTCTCCCCCGTTGTCTGCATCTTGTAGCCCGAAGCGTCCCCGTAAATGACAACCCCTGCATCGTGTCGTGGGTGCCGGCGGTGGAATTCTTCGCACGCTTGCTCGGTCGTCGCCCGGTTCAAGACGATCTCGTCGAGCACCCATACCTTCCCGTCACGGATCTGCGCCACCACCGAGCACATGGGATCTACATTAAAGTCGAGCGCCCAGCATAGCGGATTCCGCAGCTCCACTTCTGCTTCCCGGACGTTCACGTGTCTGCGAAAATTTGCGTATACTCTGTCCCCACAACTCTCCACGTACTCGCCGAGAACCTCCTGTGCATAAAACTTGGCGTCGTAACTACTCCGCAGCCGCGTGTAAAAATCGGGAATCCGCTCCAGAATGTGACGGTTCTCGTTCGGCTTGGCTACCACCACCGCATACCCTTCCACAGGTTCCGCTACAAACCGCCGGTACACCCAGTCGAAGCCCTTGGGTGTCCACACCCCGAATCCGCATAGCTGCTTCGCCAGCGGGTCTCGCAGCCGCCCCTCCAGACGCAGCCACGCTTCCTCCGGTGAATACGTAAGTTCGTCCATCCCGAACCACGCCAAATTGGTCCCTCGCAACCGCTCAAAGTCGTCAACCGCCCGGAACACAATGCGCGAACCTGTGTCTTTCAGCACCAGCAGATTCTCCGCCTTGTTCAGCTCGTACGGGATCTGATTCCGCTCCAGAATCTCTAGAAACGTCCGTTGCGTCGCATCCCGCAACATCGGATATGTCGGCGCCCCTAGCAGCCCCATGCGCCCCGCGTTAATGTACCCCAGCTTTAAAGCTTCATGGCACAATGCCTGGCTCTTCCCCGAACCAATCGGTCCTGAGAACCCCTTAAAACGCGTCTCCAATTTGTGAAAAGCCGCTTGTGACGGCAGCGGATCATACGCTATGTCCCTCAGTTGGATTCCGTTTCGTTTGGGTCGACCCAT